GGCCTCCTGGGCTTCCAGCAGTTCCTGTTGTACCTTGAGGTCCAGGGCCTCCTGGGCTTCCAGCAGTTCCTGTTGTACCTTGAGGTCCAGGGCCTCCTGGGCTTCCAGCAGTTCCTGTTGTACCTTGTGGACCTGGTCCGCCTGGACTTCCAGCAGTTCCTGTCGCACCTTGAGGTCCAGGACCTCCTGGTGATCCTGCTGTACCTGTTGTACCTTGTGGACCTGGTCCGCCTGGTGATCCTGCTGTACCTGTTGTACCTTGTGGACCTGGTCCTCCGGGGCTTCCTGCTGTACCTGTTGTACCTTGTGGACCAGGGCCTCCTGGGCTTCCAGCAGTTCCTGTTGTACCTTGAGCTCCTGGGGCACCTGTTGGTCCTGTAGGACCTGTAGGACCTGCAACAGTATTGTATCCTAATTTTTTAGTTGATGTATTGTAAGTTACTACTGTTAAATCACCATTATTTGGTAATTGATGAGCATAAATTTGAGATCCAGTTACTACTAAAGTATTTAATCCAAAAGTACCCATAGTAACAGTATCTGTTGAATCTACAGATAAAATTGGAATACCGGTTGCATCATTTACTGAGAATAATGTTCCTACTAAACTATCCGTTACTGAGAATAATTGACCTGCTGAACCTTGAACATCAAGTACTGTTCCTCCAGCACCGGTTACGGTTAATTTTGAACCATCAAATGTTAAATTAGATTCACCATTGAATGGAGTAGGTCCGTTTCCAGTAGCTGTTACAAGATAATTGTTTACATTGTTGGTAATTGCCGTAGCAGCACTAGTTCCTTGAGGTCCTGTTGGTCCTTGTGAACCAGTAGTACCTTGTGAACCTGGAGGGCCTACGGGACCTGTTGGACCTTGTGAACCTGGAGGGCCTACGGGACCTACTGCACCTTGTGGTCCTGGAGGGCCTAGTGGACCTGTTGATCCTTGTGGACCTGGAGGACCTAAAGGACCTGTTGTACCTTGAGAGCCAGGAGGTCCGACAGGACCTGTTGTTCCTTGTGGACCTGGAGGGCCTAGTGGACCTGTTGATCCTTGTGGGCCTGGAGGGCCTAGAGGGCCTGTTGATCCTTGTGAACCAGGAGGGCCGACAGGGCCTGTTGATCCTTGTGGACCTGGAGGTCCTAAAGGACCTACTGCACCTTGAGCACCAGTTGTACCTTGCGTTCCTGTTGTACCCTGTGGACCTGTTGGACCTTGAGTACCAGTAGTACCTTGCGGTCCGGTTCCTCCTTGCGGTCCTGTTGGACCTTGTGTACCAGTAGTACCTTGAGGACCTGTTGTTCCTTGAGGTCCAGTTGGTCCGGTAGGACCTGCTACTGTGTTATAACCAAGTCTCTTGGTCGATGTATTATATGTTACTACTACAGTATCTGCTGTACTAGGTAATTGATTGGCGAATAAATTTGAACCCGATACTACTAATGTATTCTGTCCAAAAGTACCCATTACTACAGTATTGTTTGCAAATACTTCTAATACTGGTAAACCAGCAATAGTATTTACAGACATTAAAGAGTCTGATAGGTCATCTGATACTTCAAATAATCTACCATTATTACCATCTACTGAGAATAAAGTAGTATTACTAATACTTCCTGAACCAACAATGTTAACTACGTTAGATGAGCCAGATACTTGTAATTTAGCAGTTGGAGTTGGGGTACCTATACCCACATTAGTTCCATTAAATACAAAGTTATTTGAACCTGCTGGGTTATTTGATCCGTCCTTATAAACTACTTGGTTTGCCGATCCTGCTACAGGACCAAAAATACCTTGTGTACCTTGAGTACCTTGTGGTCCAGTTGCACCTTGTGCACCTGTAGTTCCTTGAGGCCCTGTTGGACCTTGTGTTCCAGTCGTTCCTTGAGTACCAGTAGTACCTTGAGGTCCTGTAGGTCCTTGTGTTCCAGTTGTTCCCTGTGAGCCAGTAGTACCTTGTGGGCCTGTAGGACCTTGTGTTCCTGTTGTACCTTGAGTTCCAGTGGTACCTTGAGGTCCTGTAGGGCCTTGAGTACCAGTGGTACCTTGAGGTCCTGTTGCACCTTGAGGTCCCGTTGGTCCTTGTGTTCCTTGTAAACTTAAATTTGATCTATATTTTACATTACCACCACCATCAATAACTAAGATGTTAGTTTCAGTTGTACCTAAAGGAACTGAAGACAATACTGCTGTTGTTGCTGAAAGTGCATTTGAGATATATAATGTTCCATCACCGCTAAGACGCATAGGGGTGGTTGCAAGATAAGAAGTGTATGTTTGTTTATTTCTCCATATCCACTCACTACCAGCAGTTTCGATATCATCGTTTACCTCAAACACCATACTTACTTGGTTAGTGGCTGCAGATTCAGCATACAATCTTATTGCATCACTGTCACCTGCTCCTTGTGTAATCATGTATGGAGGAACGAGGGAAACACCATTACCGTAAGTTTGACCGAGAGGGTTTTGAGGAAATTGAAGAACACCTGTTAATCCTAATGTAGTTCCATTAAATGTTAAATTTGATTCACCATTAAACGGTGTAGGACCATTACCTGTTGCAGTTACTATGTAATTATCTACGTTATTAGTAATTGCAGTAGCAGCAGATGTTCCTTGAGGTCCTGTAGGACCTTGCGTACCTGTCGTGCCTTGAGCACCAGTTGTACCTTGTGTTCCAGTAGTACCTTGTGGACCTGTTGGTCCTTGCGTACCAGTTGTACCTTGTGTTCCTGTAGTTCCTTGAGGACCTGTAGGACCTTGTGTTCCTGTGGTTCCTTGCGCACCAGTTGTACCTTGAGGACCAGTTGGTCCTTGTGTTCCAGTAGTACCTTGTGCACCGGTTGTACCCTGTGGACCTGTAGGACCCTGTGTACCCGTAGTACCTTGTGGACCAGTTGAACCTTGTGTTCCTGTTGTTCCTTGAGCTCCTGTTGCACCTTGTGGACCAGTAGGACCAGCAATAGTATTATAACTTAACTTTTTAGTTGTTGTGTTATATGTTACAACAGTTAATTCACTGTCGTTTGTTAATTGACTTGCATAAAGTTGAGAACCAGAAACAACTAAAGTATTGGCACCATAAGTACCCATAGTTATTTTGTTGGTTGCATCAACTTCTAATACTGGTAAACCAGTAATGTTATTTACTGAAAATAAGGTTCCGGTTAGATCATCTGTAATTGAAAATAATTGACCTTGTGAACCTTGAATATCTACTACTGTTGATCCTGATTTGTATACTAATAATGCTGATTCGGTTCCGGCTGAACCTGAGATATGGAGTTTTGCAGTTGGGGTTGTTGTACCTATTCCGACGTTACCATCTCTATATAAGGTTAATGTCCTTCCTCCTGATCCTCCTAACCATAAATCTCCTACTCCAACACTTACCATTTGCATGCCTATAACACCATTAGCACCACCATTAGCTATAAAGTTTACAGCTTCAATTGTACCAGAGGAATTACCGTAGTTTAATTTTAATCCTGCTCCTGTGGAAAATCCTGCAATTTCTAATTTAGCAGTTGGGCTAGTAGTACCAATACCTACATTACCTCCAGTTGTAACTACTAATCTATCATTAGTACCGATAGATGAAGCGTTGGATAATACAAAAGCATTAGAATTAGAATAATCCATACCTAACGACCAATCATTACCACCATTGAAGTATATAAACTGGTCGTATGATGCGTTATTACCTAATCTGAAAATAGTATTTGCAGATGGTTGTGATACGTGCAGTAGGGCACTTGGACTAGAAGTTCCTATACCGACATTAGTTCCATCAAACACAAAGCTATTTGAACCTGCTGGGTTATTTGATCCATCTTTATAAACTACTTGGTTAGCGGCACCGGCTACGGGTCCAAAGATACCTTGAGTACCTTGAATACCTTGTGTTCCTTGAGTACCTTGTGCTCCAGTTGTTCCTTGAGCACCAGTAGTTCCTTGCGGACCTGTTGTACCTTGAGTACCAGTTGTTCCTTGGGGTCCTGTAGGACCTTGAGTACCTGTTGTTCCTTGAGGCCCTGTTGGACCTTGCGTACCAGTTGTTCCCTGAGCGCCAGTTGTACCTTGAGGACCAGTAGGACCTTGAGCTCCTGTTGTTCCCTGAGTACCATCTGTTCCTTGTGGGCCTGTAGGACCTTGTGTTCCGGTAGTACCTTGAGCACCCGTTGTACCTTGTGTTCCGGTAGTTCCTTGAGGTCCTGTAGGACCTTGAGTTCCAGTTGTACCTTGTGCTCCAGTTGTTCCCTGGGCTCCAGTAGCACCTTGCGGTCCAGTAGGACCTGCTACTGTGTTGTAACCTAATTTTTTAGTTGTTGTATTAAATGTAACAACAGTTGTGTCTGCTGAACTAGGTAATTGGTTTGTGTAAATTTGAGAACCTGAAACTACTAAGGTATTTAATCCAAAAGTACCCATAGTAACAGTATCTGTTGAATCTACCTGTAAAATAGGTAAACCTGAAATATCACTTACAGTAAATAAAGTTCCGGTTAAATCATCTGTTACAGAGAATAATTGACCTTGAGATCCTAAAACATCAAATAATGTTGATCCAGATCCAGAAATAGTCAATGTATTTCCGTCAAATTGTAAATTTGCTTCACCATTAAATGGTGTTGGACCTCCAGTTGCTGTTACTACGTAATTATTTACGTTGTTTGTTATTGATGTTGTTGCATTAGTACCTTGAATACCTTGAATACCTTGAGTACCCTGTGTACCAGTTGTACCTTGAGCACCTGTTGTACCCTGAGGTCCTGTTGTACCCTGTGCACCTGTAGCTCCCTGTGGACCAGTTGGTCCTTGTGTACCAGTTGTACCCTGTGCACCTGTAGTACCCTGTGCACCTGTTGTTCCTTGAGTACCGTCTGTTCCTTGAGGTCCGGTAGGTCCTTGTGTTCCGGTAGTTCCTTGTGCACCAGTTGTACCTTGAGGTCCAGTAGTACCTTGTGGTCCTGTTAAACCTTGTGTTCCTTGGGTACCTTGCGATGTTGGTGTTTGGGCAAAGAAAGCATATGAGGCAGTTACAGCATAAGAAGCTGATGTTGCGTTACCTGATAATGATCCTGTGATTCCACCGGTTGCTGTTAATGATCCGGTTACGGTTGAATCTCCTTTGGCTATAAAGCCATTTTTAATTATAAATTCATTGCTCATATGTTTGACCCTTCACTATCCGGGATGATGTTTAATAATAAATATTAGAAATATCTATAATTCATAATCATATACCAAACATCTCCACTAGTATTAGTTGCAATCAATTGAGGATCACCTCCTAGTGTTATCGAGGTAGTAAACGTAACAAGAGCTGTAGTTCCTATGTCCGGGGTTGTGGTTTCAGTATGTGTAATTTGAGGAGTTCCTGCTGAATTCCAAGTTGTTACAATATTACCCGCACGTTGTGAAGCTCCTGTGTTACTATTAAATACATAGTATTCGATAAATGCACAAATTCCTGCACTTCCTGGAACTGACCAAACAATAGTTGAACTTGATGGATTAATGGTTGCGTCTGATGATTGATGAATTACACCGTTTCCTGTATTTACAACACCTACTCTTAATCTGTCTTGTACTCTTGCTGAACCAGAAACGTCTAAATCGTATCCGGGGCTTGATGTTCCAATACCAACTCTGTTGGTAGAATCATTATAATAAAGACGTGATGCACCTCCAAATAGTCCGCTGTTGTTGTATTGTAGTTGACCATCAGAACCTGCTGCTGATATTGAACCTGATCCAATATTGGTTAAGTTAGAACCGTCTCCGTAGTATGTTGAGGCTGAAACTGCACCTACTACTTCGAGTTTGTAGCCGGGACTAGTAGTACCTATACCTACATTTCCGTTATTAAGTATTTTTACAAGTGGTGAAGCAGTAGCACTCAAACCACCGATATTTATATCACCATTATTTATAGCTCTAAATACAGTACTACCTCCTGATTTTAAATATAAATCACCACCTGTAGCAGTATTTATAACTAAGTTATCGCCTGAATCCATACCAATAGCCTGGATAGCTGTACCGGCCGTATTGTTTATATAGATATAGTTGCTATTAGGTATTCTTATTTCTCCATTAACATCTAACTTATACTGTGGACTTGTAGTACCAATACCTACGTTCCCGCTGTTATCAACAGTTAACCTATCTGTGGTGTTTGTCCTTAAAGCTAAACCGGTAGCACCTGCTCTAACTAATCCCGAAGCACTAGCTCCGGTCAGCATAAATCCTCCACCATTAGAGACGTTTGCTCTAATGTTACCAACAACCTCTAGTACCTCACCAGGGCTAGTCGTACCAATACCAACGTTACCTGCAGTCGTAATACGCATATTCTCGGTATTATTTGTACCAAGAATAAAGTTTGTATTTGAGAAAGTACCTAATAAGAATACTCCTGAACCTCCTAAGTTAGCAAGTAAAGAAGCACTTCTTCCGAGTGCAGCTCCCATTTGAGTTCCACTTACTCCAGAACCAAATACACGGTATACTACATTATCTCCTTGGTCGTTTTGTGCAACCCAGGCTGCTGATGAATTTGAATCTGTAGCTGTTATACGTCCAAACTGGTTTCCTGTTGCAGAACTTACAATGTGTAATTTCTCTGTTGGTGATGAAATACCAATGCCGACGTTTGATCCGCTGTATACTAATCCGCTACTTGCGGCTAATACACCGTTATCATTATAAACAATCTGAGTAGTTGAACCTGGTGCTGTAACTGATCCGGAGAATGAACCTGTGAATGAGGTTGCTTTAACGTTACCTACTACTTCAAATTTAGCTGATGGGCTTGCAGTACCTACACCAACATTTCCAGAAGAATCTTCAAACATTCCTGAAGAAGTGATATGATCACCTCCTTGGCCTTTCATTAAGGCATTTAAAGTAGTACCTTGTTCGTTTCCTAATCCTGTAGTGTTTCTAGGACCGGAAATCAATAAACCTCCGTCGTAAGTTGAACCAGAAGGATTAGAATAAATCCATCTATTCTTTTCTGAGTCCCACAATAATGAACCTGTTGATGATGTTCCGAATGAACCAGAGTCAACAACATTTATTCCACCAAATCTAACTGCAGGATTATCTGTATTTAATGTAATGGTAGATGCACCTACGTTGACATATGATGCTGTTGTATATGTAAATGAAGCAGTTCCTATTACTGTTAAGTTTCCGTTAATTAAAGCATTAGAGGCTGTTACTCCGCCGGTTGCAATAAAGGAACCTGTTAGTATTAAGTCTTGGTTTAATGGGTTAACATATGATGCTGTTAAAGCATAAGAAGCAGTTGTTGAGGTTAATGCATAAGAAGAACTTAAAGCATAGCTAGCACTTACTGCATGTGTAATTGATCCTGAGAATGAACCTGTGAATGAGGTTGCTTTAACGTTACCGTTTACTTCTAAAGTTGCAGATGGGCTTGAAGTTCCAATACCAACGTTACTCTGTGGGGTTAGTATTAAATCGTTACTTACTTGTGTAATAGTTGAATAAGCGGTGTTTCCAGAACTAAAAAAGTAGAGTGCATTACCCTGTTGTATTTCTGCAAAACTTAACAGTACTGTACTTCCAAATACTGTTAGTCCTGTGCCTGCTGTTGATGTAGTTCCAACGCTTAAGCTTTGACTTACATAAACTCTACCCATAACATCAAGTTTCTGAGTTGGGCTAGTGGTGCCAATACCTACATTACCTGCAGAATTTACAGCTATTCTATTTGTACCTCCTAAATAAAAACCTAGAGAAGTAGCTCCTGATGTGCCTGAAAAGTATGCATCTCCTGATGGGCCTATCCCTAAAAATAGTTGTCCAGATGAGTTTCTAGCGTTAAGTCCGCTTTCTCCTGGTAGTGAAGTATCTCCACTAATAATATAGGTACTATTACCCCCTTTAAACTGTGCTACATAAGTTGCTCCGGTATCTTCTAAATTAAATTTAAATGTTGGGCTAGAGGTACCAATACCTACGTTACTTCCACTATAAACAAATCCAGAGTCTGCGGATAAAACACCGCCATTATTATAAACTATCTGTGTTGTTGCTCCAGGAGCAGTAAAAGATCCCGAAAAAGAACCTGTGAAGGATTGAGCGGTTACATTATTTGTAACATTTAACGAATTTAATGAGGCATCCGACCCCGATACAATCAGTTTTTTCCAGTTTGGCATATTTTACTCTCCTTTTGCGGTTAGAAACAGCGACGTTGCTGCCTACTTCCCTTTCGGGCCTACAATAGGTTTGATATAAATATTAATAAAATGTAAATTAGTTCCTAGTTCTACTAATTTTTTTATTTTCAGCAGCAATTAATGTTTGAAGCTCTTCTTGTTTTTGTTTTTCTGCTTCTAAACGAACTTGTTCAGCCTCTCTACGAGCGTATTCAAACATGTCTAAACATTCTTGTACTTTGTCCATTGTCGCTACCAGTAATCTAGCGTCTCTTCCAACAATTTGTAACCCATTTAAAGCAACCATCAAAACTTGATATTCAGCTTCCGAAAACGTTTGTTCTATCATAATTTATTTATTTTTGAATATTCTTGTTGTAATTTTACAACGGCATTATACATTATTTCAAGCTGAGATCCTTTAAAAGTACCTTCTCGTAATGTAATCAATAAAAATTCTACTTCTTCTTTAGTAAACACACTTGGTGTTGTAGAAGATACATCAGAAGTTTGGGTATTCCCTTGTATTTTATTTATTAAACTCATAACTTTTTTCAACAAAATTATTATACTTTAAGCGTAAATATAAATGTCACTATTTGAAGAATTTATGTACATGTTACCATATCCATTTCCTGTATCTCCAAAAGTAGGAGCAACAGATGGAACACCGGCAGCTTGTTTAACTGATACCATAAATTCATCAACCGTTGCTGTACTAGCACCAGCACTTAAACTACCTGTAATAGCAAAACGACCATATGCTCCAGTTGAACCAGCTTCTAAATAAAATGCTGTACCAATTCCACCAGTTGCACTTTGAATTATAAAACCACCATCTGTTAATGATGTAGAACCAGAAGCTAATAATATAAATTTATCAGCAACTAATAGACTTGTTGAGTTGTTAAATGAAGCTGTACCTGCTACTGATAAATCACCTGTAATTGATACGTTACCTGAAATAGAGGCACTTCCTGGAATTACTAAGTTTGTAAAGTAACCTGTTGAACCTTGCACTGCACCTACTGTATCAGGAGCACCTGCTGGACTGCCTGCTTTAATATACCCAGAAGGAGCAGTAATATTTGTGCCAGCTTGAATAGATGTTCCAGCAACTATAGTAGTTAATGAATCTACAGTATTACCTATTATTGCTCCTGAAGCTGATATAGCGGAGCCTGTTATTGCACCGGTTGCGCTTAAAAATCCAGTAACTGATGTATTTCTAGCGATACCTAAATTAGTACCGTCATCAGTTAAACCGCTATTTACTAATTGTCCGTTACTAGAATCCCATTTAGTTAGTACGTTATTTGTTAAAGAACCAGCATTTTTCAACTGTACATCATCAGCATTTACTGTAATACCTGTTCCAGCACCTACTGCAAAAATACCATTAGTTGAAGTTAAACCAGCACCTGCTGCAAAGGTTCCATAAGATCCACTATCAAAAGTAAAACCGCCTGTTGCAGAATCATACCCTAAATATGCAGCAGCAGATAATTTTCCTCTAACACCAGCTGTAAAATAAGCCGAGCTTGTATCTAAAGTAACGGTCTGAGCTGAGTTACCATCATAGGAAAAAGCAACTATACCATTACCTGCTGTTAAGTCAGCTAAATTAATATTTACATCACCTTGAAACGAACCACTAAATGATCCACTTAAAAAAGTAGTCGCAGGATTAGTAGTTATTTGTTGATTTGTTCCAACATTTAACGATGTGTTAAATAAACCTGCGCTAGCTGTTATATTTAATAGTTCGGCTTGTGAACCGGAGACTATGACTTTTTTCCAAGATGCCATGATGTGTTATTAGTTATATGCTATAAATATTATAATCCAAAGAAAAAATCACCAGATGATGAAAAAAAAATTCCTCCAGAAACTGGTGTGGGTGTCGACGTATTACTAGCTAACACTACTACTTTATCTGATTGAACTTTAAATATTTCTACACTTGATGATTGTATTAAAAATAAATTTGAACTTACATCTACAGAAGCTGTTATAGATCCTGTTGAAATTTGATATAAATTTAATCCAACAACAGCTGATACAGGTATATTAAATAAATTAGCACCTGAACCTGAATAAGATCCTCCAACTAAAAATAAAGATCCAGTTATTGTTTCATTACCATTTACAATTAAAGATCCCGAAATTGTTGCTGAACCTGTAAAAGGAAACACATCACTCATGCTTGAGGAAGCATAAGAAACCAACCCAGTTATTGCATCGTATGTTAAGTAATTTGAAGCAGAATGGTTATTTTCTAATCCAATAAGAGTTAATGGATTTGAGCCTGATATTATTACACTTTCACTAATACTACCAGTAATAGCTAAATTATTAGATAAATACCATCCTAACTGTTCCGGTCTTACTCTTGCCATCTTATTGGAATTTTCCTATTATTAATACAGAATCTGGGTTAGGACTTGAAGGTAAATTTAATTCAAATCCTAAACCAGACAATGATGTGTTAAATGTAAATGATATATCGTTTCCAACTTGTTGTAAATTAAAGAAATTAGGTTCTATATTAATTCCATTTATTAATACAATAAATTGACTTTTTCCTGTTGGTGGTAATGGATCTGGAGCTACCATAATATGCTTACCATATATAACAGCTTGGTTTGTACTAACTACAACAGCTAAAGCTGAATTATTTGTATTTAAGTACTGTGATACGGCTGCAAATGATGCTGGAGTTATTATTGGTGGGCTTAATGGATTCACATTTATTGTTTTTGGTTTCTTTACATTTATTGGAATTATTAAATCATCTACAGCATATTCATTAAAGATTACTTGACCTTTACTTACATATGACATGTCATGTGATAAATATGCATTTATAGTGTCTGGTATTAAGTAACCATGTAATTTCATTGTAATTTTACTAACAACTGTTCTTTCTTCTTCAGCAGCATATTGAACTGTTGTAGGAAAAGATTCTATATTTACTCTAAAGTAATAACGATTTTTGTCTCCCCAATAACTGTTTTCAGCATATTGTATAGCTTCAAGTATTCTGTTTGATTGTTCTACAAAATCTGCGTAAACATTCAATTCATATGTAATAGTTACATAATCAGGATGTGCAACAACCATCATTTCTTTTACAGGTTGACGATTATTTAACACATTAAAATTATCATAAGCATTTTTATTGGTAAATTGTCTTTCAAAAACATGAACGTTTTGAGCTAAATTACCATCAAGATTTCTACCTACATTACGGTTTTTTGCTACGTCTGTTCTATTAACCACAATAAGAGGTGCAATAATTTTGCCACTTACATCACGTAAAAATCCTTCTTTTTGCATTGCTACCCATCTTTCAGGATAAGCATATATTACAGGAACATCAATAAGTTCTGTGTTGCTATATACTGTAGGTTTAATGTTATCTTTAATATGTTCTAATACGGCTGTATCAATGTCTATTAATTTAACACTAAAATTTTTCTCTCTGCTGCCTTTTTGTGATACTTTTAATGCTCTGTTTGGTTTACTAACCATAGGCTCCTTACCATAACTAGCAAGTTCATAAGGTACAATTTTATCTTGTACTTCTTGTGCTGGAGTTTTTGGTATAGGTTTTCTTACTTGAGCCATTATTGTATCTTATATGGTAAAATATTAAGTTTAAGAGGTCTAGTCATTACTGCATCTAATTCAAATACTAAACTTTGACCTCTTTTATTTAAACTGCTTGATTCAAAATTAGGAGAACCATATATATATTGATCATCATTCCCAAAATCAATCCAGTTTTCATTTACATTGTATATTTCGTAGTATCTTTCTCTGTCTAAAATTATATCTCCTACTTCAGGCATTACTCCAATTTTTAACATCATTTCATGTACAAACCAGAATTGAGATTTTTGTGTATTACTTACACCGTAGTCTTCTATTACTTGAAGTTCATCACCTCTATCAATATAACACTTAATAAGAACGGGTTGATAGTACCATTTTGAAGTACTTTCACCGTAAATATTTGTAGTTGAATTAGTAGCACTTATTTTATAATAAGGTACTTGCATTGACATTAGTCTTTTGTAAGCTTCTGTAATTGAAGTTACTTGAAAGTCAATATCATTACCTGGTGCAAAGGGCATAGGTCTAGCTAATCCATCTGGTTGAGATGGTAAAGCTTCATAGTCACCTGGAGTAGTAACTTTTTGACCTGGTACTCTAAAAAATGCTCCTGGTTTATTTGACATTATAAAATATAAATAGGTGAAGGTAAAGGTATATTAGTCATAATAGCATTGTTAGCATCATCTTCAGCTTTTTGTCTTTCTAATTGTTTTTGTTTTGAAGTTTCATCTAATAAAAGTCTAAGTTCTTCTAACAAGGCTACTTTATCTGCTTGAGATTGACTCATTAAGTCACTACTAGACATAGCTCCTACTTTTGGAACGTCTGCTTGTGGATATTTGCCTCTTGAGTAACCTAAAATTTCTTTACAAATTGCTAATACATACCTCATAATCCATGATTTACCTATTGAATTAATTCTAGAATATGTTGGGTTTGCGTAAGGTACGTTAGATACATCTGTTATAATAGGTTTATCATACGGTGGAACGTTACTGTTTTGATTTTGGTTTTGTTGTAAAACATCACTTTCCTTAGCAAATTCAAGCCATAACTTGTTTCCATTTCCTGGTGGGATTGGGAATATAGTAAGTATATTATTGTTTACACTAAAACTATATCCATTGTATCTTACATCCATTTGCATGTTCCATTCTTGTATTCTTTGTATGTCAAAATACACAGGCCACTGAATGTATGAGTTGTATCCGTATCCACCATAAAATCCAAACATATCTGCTGTAGCACCTACACCTCCTAAACCAGGATATGGACTTGTCATCCATGCTTGAGCGGGAGGAGCTTGATAAAATACTCTAACTACTACAGGATTATCTTTTAAACTAATAAGACTTTCACTAACAAACAATGCTTTTAAGTCGTACGTTTGTTGACCGTCTATTAGGTCAATACTCGCGCTATATACGGGAATATTGCGTATGAAAGCTTGGTCCGCATAATTATTGGCGATTCTTATGGTTCCACCCAAAGTTCGGTCAATAAGTCGAGTATTCATATTATAATCTGACTTATAAGCTATATACTGTACTACTTGAGTAGTGGATGAAATATTAGCATTAGGATCTGTGTCTAAAACATAGTTATTATTTACATAACTAGATGATACATAAAAATAATCTGCAGGACTAATAAAAGGAAGTGGATTCTTTACAACAAAATAAATTTCTCCCCCTTTCATGTAAGTGTATTGTGGTAAAAAATTACCACATTGATCTTCAATACCAAAAGATTGTACTAAACTAAAATCAGCTCTAGACATTGATGGAATAACACTAGCGGAAACAACATAAAATATACTTCCACTATTTATAGCCCATTGCATTTCTGGGTATGATGTAAAATCAGAAGACACAGCTACATCTGGAGGACTAAAAGATAAAGAAGCATTAAAATAACTTACGTTGTATTCACATAAAAAGCTGTCTGTGTAACTACCTTCTATTGACAAGTAATTTTCTCTTACTTTATAAAGATAAACTTCGTTACCATAAGTAGTTACTGCTTCTTCCATAGCAGCATATATTTGAAAGTCTACTAGTTCTACGTCAACTACACCAAAACCTAAACGTCTGGTTACATAAAAACAAGCACGTTGTGCATCATTTTGAAATGTTGGATCATTATCGTAGTAACCAAATGGAGTATTACCAGGAACTGGTAATAGATCTGCGGTTGATATAGCGTAGTTATAATCTTGAGACATAGTCGACGATAAATATTAATCTCTTAATGTTTTATAAATTTCTAAAATTGGTTCTACTATAGGATGTCTGTGGTTTGTTTTAAGATGAAAATGACTAACACCATCAATAGCAGCTACTGCTTTACTTACAAAATATAGTCCTGAATCTTTTTTAAACTTCAAGTCAATTTGTCCAACATCACCAACAATACACATTTTTGATCCTTCACATAAACGAGTAATAGCTAGTTCCATTTGAGAATCAGTAATGTTTTGAGCTTCATCTAAAATAATGAAACTGTTGCTAAAATTTCGACCTCTCATAAAAGCAAATGGAATAATTTCTATTCTTCCCTCAGCAAATTCTTTATCGATTTTTTCTTTATTGTATAACCGATACATGTTGTCGTAAATAGGGGCAATAAATGGATCTAATTTGTCTTTTAACCCGCCTGGAAGAAAACCAATGTCTTCTTTAGCTGTTACTACAGGTCTAGCCACAATAATCTTTTCTATTTCTTTGTTAAACAATAAATCTAAAGCTGCTTGACAAGCTACTAATGTTTTACCACTACCGGCAGCACCTGTTAGTACTGAAATTGTGTTGTCGTAAATAATACTTTTTGCTTGTTTTTGTTCTTGATTTAAAGATACATTAAATTTGATTGGATTTTTGGGTTTACGTTTTTCTTTAAATTTGTCGTGGTGAGTTGCTATTGCATTTACCACACTTTCTACATTATTGTCCATAACTTTGTGTGGCGATAAATATGAAAAAAAGACCCGCCGAAGCGGGTCTTAATTAAGTTAGATCAGACTATGATTAAACTACGTTCATGTCAGCAACCTCGATCTTACCGTAGTAATCAGGACGAAGCATTTTCTTAGCGTAGCGAGTCATTACACCTTTACGTGGTGTGAATGTTGTAGGATCATAGATCAATGGAGTCATGATCAATGGAACGTAAGGAGCATAAACGGCACCAGTTTCCAAGAACTGAGTTCCTTTGTAACCCAACAAGATAGTATTCCACTTCATGTATGGGTTTTTGTACACCTTGTAACGACCATTAACTGAACCGATTTTCTGAACACCAAATGCATACTTCATTGTTTCTGCATCTGTATTGTCAGCGGCGAATCCAGGGATAGATTCCAAAATAGTAGCAACTGAAGGAGAAATTACCATAAAGTTAGCACCACCACGCAATGTTTTCTGGTGGATCAAGTTAGAAACTTTTTGTAATTTAATTCCTAAAGTTTGGAACCAAGACATTTGGTTGTAGTAAACACCAGATGTGTTGCTAGTGAAAGCAGTACCGTTTCCGTTGATTTGGTTACCAACTTTAGCACTCCAGTATTGAGTGTTAGAAGAAGAAGCACCTGTGATCAACATACCTAAAATTTCAAGGTCAATTTCCATTGAAATTTGCTCAGACAACATTGAAGTCAATTCAGCTTCAGCATCTAAGTTTTGGTATGCGTTCAAATCTTGAGCGAATTCAGGAGTCCACTGAGCTTTCAACTTACGAGTTTCAGCAGTAATGCTATCAGAAACCAACTTAATATTCAATTCAGGGAATTCAATATCATTGTATGACAATAAGTTAGGAGAAGCTAATGGGTTGTTACCAGATTCGTAATCACCAACGTTGAATGGGTTCATAGAACCTTGTTTCAAGAAGTACAACTGAGAAGGACTAGCTGATGAAGACAAAGCAGCAGCTTCAGCACCAGAAGCAGATACGAAGAATACTGTGCTAGTGTTGTTAATGTAAGTGTAATCTGCTAATACATCAGCAGCAACAATAGAAGCAGTGCTAGAAAGCAAATAGAAAGCTTGTACACCAAAAGTATCTACAGAAGATGTAGTGTAACCACTAGCAATACCAGAAGCAATAGCGTTAGCATTTACAGCAGCATTAGGTACAGTTACTTTCCAGATTTGACCAGCAGCCATTGAAGCTGAGTAGTTATCATCAAAGTTGATTTCGTAGAAAGTGCTACTTCCTAAAGCAGTTACTGATGACAATTGGCTACCAGAAAGAGAAGCTGAGTATTCGTTACGAGAGTAACCGAATCTACCAGCACCATAGTAACCGCCTTCAGCTAAGTTGTCGAAGTTGCTGTTACCGAATCCGGCAGCTGGAGTACCATACATAGAATCACCGGCTGTGAAAGGAGCTTTAGTAGTACCGTATTGGAAATCCAAGTAGAAAATAAGACCAGTTGGCATTTGCATTGGCTGAACAGAAACGAATTCTTTAGCCACTACTTGTCCAAAAATCTTACGTACCATTGGAAGAGCAACACCAGCCCACTGGTAACCTTGACCAGTTGTGAAGCCAGATGTAGCACCAGCAGTAGTGTTAGTTTCAACGATAAGTTCCTTGGCTTGGTTTTCGAGCAACATTGACATGTTTGTTTTGTCGTACCCGTTCAAACCTTCCAACAAACCAGATTTAGCCCATTTGTTTGCTAAACGAGTCGCGTCGCCTTGCAAAGACTGCCATGGGTTAGCAGATTCGAGAAGTTGATTAATTGTTGACATTTTATTTTAATGTGTTTTTTATTTTGTGATAATACCAGCTAATTGTTGCATTCTTGTAATTTGATCATCTGTACTGATAATAGGTGACTTAGCTGTTGTACCACCTACGATGCTAGAAGCAAATGATTTGTGTTCTTTCAAAGTAGTTTTAGAACTTACTTTAGAAGTTTTTACTGTGTTTTTCAACACTTCGTAAATGTTTTTGGCTTCAGTTAAAGTTTGTGCTTTATCAAAGCTATTAACAACATTTACTTTTTGATTTTCAGTCAAGTTGCTTGCTTTAAATAATTTATTTACATAAATCAATTTAGCATTTAACAAGTTAACTTCATTTAATTGGCCACGAAGACTCTTAATTACATTGATTGCTTCTTCTAATTCTTTTTCTTTCTTTTTAGCTTCATCTACTTCTTTAACTTTTTCGTTAAGCTTCATAGAAAGTTTGTTTTTGTAAGCACCATTGAAACCAGATTTCTTGTCACCTGAAGCACCATATGGAGCTCCGATTTTGTTCTTTGATTTACCTAAACCGAAAGGAGCATTAGCTTTTTTATCAAAGGCTTCATCTAATTCTTTTTCATCTTTTCTACCTTTGTACTTAGCACGCTCATCAAGCTCTTTTTTTTCTTTTTTCTTTCTTTCGTAAAGAGCAAATAATTCGTCTAATTCTTCTTCTTTTGACTTTTTCTTTTTAGGCTTTTCTTCAGTTTCTTCAGTTTCGTCTTCGATGTCTAAGTTAAATTCATCGTCACCTTCAGCACCACCCATGTCCATATCCATGTCCATGTCGGCTTCTTCGTCTCCAGCAGCACCAGCTTCACCACCCATGACAGCTCTAATAGCGTCTTGGATCATGTCGCGAAGTTCGTCTACTGTTACTTCGTCGATGCTCTCACCTCCACTAGCTTTTTCAAACATAGTGTTTTCTTCGAGTTCTTCTTTACCTTCTTCCATTTCATCATCGCCTTCATAGATTTCGTTAGATTCTTCTTCAAGCTCACGTAAGATTTCTTCAAGATCGTAATCTTCTTCTAAATCTTCTTCGCTCATTTCAGAATTCATTTCCATCATGTTGTCGTCGTCTTCTTCAGAAAGAGAATTGAAAAGTTCTTCAAGATCAAGATCTTCACCTTCTTCCATTTCTTCAGTTTCGTCTAATGAATCAATGAGGTTGTCTTTGTCTACGATGTACGTAGCTTTTTCTTTAAGCTCGTCCTCTTTCTTTTCTTCTAATTCATCGGCTTCCATTACACGTCTTTCAAACATGCTTTGGATGCGAGGCATAAAAGATTCTTCAAGAGCGGCTTTTGCGTTAGCGACGGCAACTTCACGTAAAGTTTTGGCGTCAGCAATTGCGTCTTTAAATAATTGTTGGTTGTTTGACATTTGTTTTTTTTGTTTCGCACTGTCTATTAGAGAGACAATATAAGATTTTTAATTTGTGCGACAGAATATTAAAGATTCTGTATGGATGTCCATAAATATATAGGGCTATCCAGAAACATGCAAAACTAGTAAAAAATTTTATTTTATACAACAAACTCCCGTTTGATTACAAATAATATCTGTAATCAGTGAGTTGATTTTTGAATATTGGTTAGAATTTTGTTGAGTATATTGTTTACTTTCAGCTAAACTTACTGGTTTCATGTAAGCACCATGTGTACTTGGTGTACTTACAAAATCCCAACATACTAAATCAAAATCATCTTGTACTTCTACGGTATTTTCTCCCAATTGTTTAACACTACCCATACCTCTTGAACTAATTCCTACAGTAATGTTATTTAATAATAAGTCTTTTAAAATATTTCCACTAGGTGTGTTAAGAACTTCAATACGACCAAATAAATCATCGCCTTCCCACCACAATTGTTTAATATTATGACAAACATTTTTTAAACTAATAACAGAAGACTCTGGGTGATCTAATTCACCCAAAGCTCTGTTTTGGGCAATCGGGCCTGCAATGTATTTTTCTACTTCTCTGTGAAGTATTGTTTTAGGGTAAACACGACCATTTTCATTTTTAGCATCTGCACGTTGTACAATACCTTCTACCACTAAATTTTTAGTAGGATTCATCTTAGCCTCATTAAGAGACTGAGGTGAAGGTTTAAATGCTAAATATTCTATTAAAACTTGTTTGCTCATTGGATTTTCTTAAAACCATTAATATTTTGGTTATCTGCATCAAACTGTCTAGCAGCATTATCACTACTAAATGATTTTGTTATAGTATTTCCAGATGAAGTTTTAAAATCATAAGCATTATTTTCTTTCATTGATTTAGCCATTTCATGAACTAAAGTCAAAATTTGATTTTTAGTAGTAGGAGTTAACTTAATTTTTCTAGAATCTTTTACGTTTACGTCTTCGTTTATGTCTTCTTCAAAACCACTCAATGATCCTTGATTATAAAATCCAGGACCTGGTTTATCAGCGGTTTCTTGATTACTAATTGTGTAATCCATTCCTTCTTCTACACCTTTATCAAGAAGTCTTTCTAAAGCACTAGCTAAATCTTTTTTACCTTCTTCTTTTAATTTAGATACTAACTGTTTCAACTTTGTTAACTGTTCGGATGGAATACCTTTAGACTCACGCATTGGAGCATCATTTATTGTTTTAACAGCTTTCTTTACTTTGTCTTGAATTTCTTCGTCTTTGTCGTGTTTTTCAGCGTATTGTTTTAATTTTTTAACAACAATATTCTTTAAAGCAACATCTCCTTTAATAGCATCTCTAACACTTTTAATAAGTTGTCCATTATGATCCATAGCGGCTAAATAAGATGCTGGATTGAGTGTATAAACATCATATCCCTCATTTAATGAACCAGGAACTTTTTTAGCTGGTTCCATTCCAGAAGACTTGTATTTACCTTTTACTTCGTCTTTAAGACCAAATGGAGCGTCTTGTTTATCAGCTTTAGGCATTTTACCGTCTTTTTTTACGGCTTCTGCACTTTTAGCAGTACTTTTTACTCCAGGCTTTTTACCAGATCCATACTCACCTACCATTTTAATAGTTTCATTTACTAACATGTTGGTGTAGAAATTAGGATCTTTTTTAAGATTTTTCAAAACTTTACTTTGGGCTTCTTTGATAGTATCAACGTTAATGGTTTTTCCAGAAGTTGTTAATTCATAATCCATCCCATTTTCAAATTCGTAAACATTGACTTTGTCTATTTCACGAACTACGGGAGTGATGTATTTATCAAAGTAAGATTTATTAGGATTACTCATGGTAATAAATATGTGTTATCCTTGTCCTACGTATCTTTTTACGTAATTTTTACTAGATTTTGATTTACTTGCTTTTGTTTTAGCATGAACTCCTGGACGTCTACGTTTAGGTTTTACTTGAAAAACTTTAACTGACGATGTTTTTGTCTTTACCTTTGCCATTTTCCTTTATTTGTTTTAAATTTTGATACAACGTTGCTGTTTCTTTCATCAATTGACCTAAATAAGCTTCAGTACGCTTATTGTAAGAAACATTGTTAGTTTCACTTAACTCAGTTTTTAATTGTTTTGTGTAACTAGCGATTTTGTTTACTTCTTGTAAACGTTTTTTTATTTCTTTAATCGCAACGTGCATCTGGGTAGATGGCTTTACTATTTCAGTTTGTTTTTTAAACTGACTATAACGAGATTCGTTTAATTCTTGTTTTTTTACTATGGTATCATAATTAGCCATAGTAAGGGTATTTCCTGTGCCGCTTAACTTAATAATATTTTCAGTAACATTATGAAGATCCATGTCTGTTTTAGCATCTTCACGAGCATATTCTAATAAGCGAATAAACAAAGGAACGTCTGTTTTAATTGTGTCTTTAGGATTAGTTGATTCTTTTAATCCAAAAGGTTCTCCTAAAGTACCATGAATTACTTTTCTAAAAGTTTTTTGAAATTCTTTTTGTAGTAAAGCAGTGACAGCTTTTTGTAATCCTGGATTGTTTTTGAAAATTTTCATTTTTCCATTATCACCACTATGATACATAGCACTCATTTTAAAAAATGCGTCTGGTGAATTTGGGTCGTTTACTAAATCTACTTTGATAGAGGGAACATCATCCATAGGATTTGGATCAATATCTACTATTTTAGTAATATTTTCTTTTAATCCACCTTTACCAGCCCAAAGATACTTAGCATCAATCATTTCACTAGGTTTTACTTCTCTATATCCAATACTTTTATATGCGCTTAAATCTTTAGCGCCTGGTGTGAATACAGAAGGAATTCCTTTACCATCTTTAGGTGGTTTTTGAAATACTTTTTGTTTAGTTTCGTTTTTTGATTTTTTACCTTGATGTTGATAACCAGTACCTGTTTGAAATCCACTAGTAGCACCAGCTCCAGTAGACATTTCCTTTAAGCGATTTTCAGCAAACTTTTTAATTCTTTCTTTAAGTTGTTTTTTGTCCATTAAATTACTTTTTTAATTTCGCTTAACAACTCATAATATTGCAATAAATTAATTAAATGTTCTTCTTTAGGAGATTCATTCTTCTGGATAGGTTTAATCAATTTGATACCTTCGTTTATTTTAATTTTTGTAACAGGTTCTTGAATATTTTCTGCAAAACTACTTAAAGTAAGTTTTAAATAATTATAATGATCGTTTACTACTTTTTTTAATTTAGCTGAGTCATTAATGTTATTGATGTATTCTTTTAATATAACTTTTTGTTGGGGAGTAAAATTATTATATTTGTCATTAAACTTTTCTATTAACATTCTATAAGTTAAAATACGAATATCTTTACTTTCTTGTAAAAATTCTTTTATTTCCTCATTTTCTTTGTTAATAATTTCTTTTTGAGTTAAATGCTCTAAAAGAGTAATTTTACTATTTACTACTTGTTTAGGATCTGTAAAGTAAGGTAAACGATAAGATTCTAACAATGTATAAATACTAGCACTAGTTTTATAATTACTAATTTTATTTTTAAAAAAATTATTTAAATCGTAGTGTTTTTTAATTTCTTTAATTAAATTATACTTTTCTTTATTTAACTTTTGTAAATCAAATTTTAAAGCTGATTCAGCAATAGTTTGTAAAATAGTTTCCGCTTTACCTTCTGTAAATCTTTCTTGTGTATTTACTAAGTTATAAAGTCTTTGCTCTTTAGCTAATTCAGTATTTGAAAAATATTTTTTTAAAATCTTTACTGAAGAAGAATCTCCAGTAGCCAAGACATCATTAGTTACCTGGCGAACTAATAGTTCAAAGATAATTCCAGTATTTTTATACTTTGAATGTTTAATTTGATTCATGTGAAGCTCTAATAATAAATATGTATTAAAATTATAAAGGCATAATATTGTCTTCACTCAATATACCATCGTCGTCTTTACTTTCAAATAAATGGATTTTTCTACTTTCTGGTTTAGGCATCATATCAAACATAAACTTATTTTTATAGTATTGAGCTTTACTTTCTAAAGCTAAAGGACTACCTCCTTTATGATTTGTTTTACCGTACTTGTCCTCTCCATCATCAGATGATGAGTATTCTTTACGACCTAAAGCATCTTTACCGAATGGGCTTTGTTGAGTATCTTTAATACTAGTTTTTTCTTGAGGTCTACCAGGTAATCTTACAATATTAGGCTCGTTTTCATCGTAACCCATAGGAATATCAGTTGGAGCATTCGGTACTTGGGTGTATCTTCCTTTACCATAAATTGTAGCTAATTGATGTGGTGTTCCATATGCCTGTCCAGTTTCTGCTGGATCATTTCCTTCTTCTTCTACTTGTTTGTATCTAAATTGACGTTTTTTATCTTCAATAACTAAATCTCTATACTCATCAATTTCATCTTCACTGAAATGGAATACGTTGTCATAAATCCAATCTGTAGGCATTAATCCTGATTCTTGAATTGATTTAGCTAATTCAACTTTTTCTTTTAACAATGCAATTCTTTCTTGATCGTAGATAATTGAAGGGGTAGTTAAGCTAAGTTCAAAATTTGTCATAGCTTCACCGTCGTAACCCTGAGTATATAAGTGAACTAATGCAATTTTTGTTAATTCACTCACTAATATACGTTGAATTCGTTCAATTGTACGAGCAAAACGAATATCTTCTGCAGCTAATGTTGCTTTACCAGTTAAGTCTTTTTCATAACCCATAAAGGCTTTAGGTACTTTAAGAGCAGCAAATAATTTTTCTCGTAAGTATTCTACGTCTTTAATACCATCATATTCTAATCCTTTTACAGAATCAATTTTAGTTGTAGTATCATTACCTCTTACAGGAATATAATAATCTTCCAACATATTCATTACGTTGTATTTTAGATTATATTGGCCTGTTTTTTCATCCATAAATGGAGTCTTTTTAAGTTTAGACACCATTTTTTGCATGTAATTTTCTACTTCTGCTGGAGGAATAGAACCAATATTAATGTAGAATAATCGTCTATCTGGGGCTCTGGTGATACGGTGAATTAACATCGCATCTTCCATCAAAATATACTGTTTAAATAATTTACGAGCTGGCTCTAGATAACTTCTACCATATGGAAGATAATTAAGATCACTCAATAGTCTAAAATGAGCCATTTCATAATTTTCAAAATAAAATGCGTCTTCATCTTTTTGTCCTCCACCATAACTTGCCCATCCTCCAGCTGTTGTTCCATAACCAGCAGCAGCGGCGGCATCATATTTAAATCGTACATATGATGGATTTTTAGGATCCATTCCTTCTTCTCTTAAAATATTAAATGCTGAAAATGGTATAACTTGATATACTCCAAATTTCTCAGCAATTTCTAACTTCAAGAAAAAATCACCATATTTACACATATTTCTTGCCCATGACCACAAATTAAATTCAATATTTAATACATCATAAAACAAATTATATAAAATCTTTTGAATATTTTCGTCACTAGAACGAATATGAAGCATTTCACCTGATTCGTTTCTTAATGTACATTCATCCGCTATAATATCTAAAGCACTACTTACGATAGCATCAGTATCCATTGATTCATAATCACTATAAAGTTGAGGACGAAGTGAAGGATAATTTATAGCCATCTGTCCAGCATAAGCTGCTACGCCAGATGTTGTGTAAACTCTACTAAATCTATCTACAACAGAATTTGTTGCTAATACCCCTGTTGTTTGAATATTGTTTGTATCTAGTATTTTTAGTTCGTCTCCTCCTACATTTCTAATAATTACATCAGAACTAAAGAGTCGTTTTAATTTGTCAAATATATCCATTATTATATATGATAATAAATATTATTAAATTAGCCAAGTTAAATCCATCATCTGTCCATTACCAATATCCATATTCCATTGGTTAGGAACTCCATTTCCTCCGCCTATTCCTCTGTAGCTTCCACCTTGATAGACACTAGGTCCTACAGATGTTGTTGATTTTCCAAAATTTTCTAAACTTGCTATAGTTAATTGATCTCCTGTTTGTTTATATTTAAGACTTGTGTCTCTTAAAAACATACAAATACCCAAAGCCATTACTAAGTCATCATGATAGCCATCTTGTGCTTGAGCTTTACCATGTTTCCAAATAAATGTTCTTAATTCTTCTAAAGTACGTTTACTTTGAATAGTTACACTTTTTTCATGTAAATAACTAATCATTTTTCCGATAACTAATGGACGAGTACGTAAAGTTGTACTAAAACCAGGTACCATTCCTTGTCCTGAGTCAAATTTATTTAAGTACATTTCTACATTAGTAAGAGCTGCGTCTTGTCTTGGACTATAATACATGTTTGGATAACCTCGTTCAATTGCTGTTTGAACTACGTCCCATCCTACGTTAGCATTTTCAATAACCAACAAAGCATTATTATATTCACTAGCTATACCAACTAAAAAATGACCATAGTCACGAGTTCCTATTTGTCCTTTATATTCTGCTACTTGAGTATTAGTTTCTATGTCGAAAACATGGAAAGCGCTGTAATCTTTTCCATCTCCTCGAGCACAATCAGCAACAACAGCATACATTTTTGAATAGTCTGGTCTTTCAAACACCCAAAGATTACCATCTAAACCTCTACGTTCTAAAGGTTCTTTTACTTGAATTAAATACCAGTTTAAAATAGCAGGATCAATAGCTGTGTCACCAGAAGTTGTAAAGTCACAATCACATTCTTGAGCAGCCATTCTAGGTCCTAAATCCACATCTTGTTGGTCTCTCCAACTTTGATTTCGTTCAGGATGAACGTCCCATGGTAATCTAATTGGCAAAAAGCTATTTTGACCTTCTTCTGCTTTTACCCAAGTTCTGTGGAACCAGTTTCCTGTGCCATATGGTGTAGACATAGCAATACACCCACCACCTGTCGCCAAGGTTTGTTGGGCAGATACGAATACCTCTTCAATATTATCGATAAACGCGGCCTCGTCAATAAGCAACAAAGATACGGCTTCACTTCGCGCACTATCACCAGCAGCTGATACGGCTTTCATCTGACTGCCATTTGATAATCGTATACTAAGTTTATTATTTTCTAAAGATTTAATTTTCATCCAACTAGGTAAATTATCATATCCGAATTTTACCTTAGTTACCATGTTTTTTGCTGTTTCTGTTTTAGTAGCAATACACAATACGTTTTTGTCAGTATTAAAAAGCATAAGCCATAAAGCATACGATGAACTTAATGTACTAATTCCTAATTGTCTTGATTTATTTATTAAACTAAATTTGTTTTTTAAAAATAGTCTTAATACACTTTCTTGAAACGGATATAAATTAAAATGAACTCTACCTTTGGTAGGGTGTTGAATCATGTAATATTTTTTACAAAAATAAATAGGATCTTGCTTACATTTAAGAAGTTCTTGTTGAATAGCTTCTTTTATAGAAAGTTGTTTTGGAATGTCATTTAATTCGCTCATAACAATACTATTAAAAATATACTAATTGCCGCTACTATACCAGTAAGTACATAGGATTTACTTAATTTAGTTTGTAAATCACTTATTTGATTTTCTTTTTCTGTTATCACACCTTTATAACTAGTAACTACACTATCATGTCTAGTTTCATTTTTCTTATATAAAGCTATTTGAATATCACTAACTTTTATTGTAGAATCTTGTGATTTAATAATACTAGACTGACTTTTAATGGTGTCTCTACTAATAGTAAGTTGTTTTTTTAAATAGTCTCGTTCTATTTTTACCTCTAATGCATTCCTTAAAGCAGAAACCGGTACTACTACATTAGTATCATTTAAAAGTTTTTGTGAACTTACTGGCAATGTCAGCATTAGACATACCATTAAGACGATTACGTTCTTCTTCATATTGTTCTTTATATTCCGATGCTCTTTTAGCAGCGGCTTGTAAATCTTTCTTATCTTTAGCAATTTGAGCAGCTAAAACATTTTTTACTGAGTCTAAACTAGCTATTTTTTGTTTATCTTTAGCTATTTCTTTATTTAAACTGTCTATAGTATTATAATACTGTTGTTCTTTATCGCTAGAATAATGTGGGATTGGTTTATGAAACCAAAAATATAACACAACTATTATAACAACTAAAATCAAAACACTTGATGGATTTTTCATATTATAATCCTAAATCAGACATTGTCTTAAGATCATCATTAACATCAAAATCTTCTTCTTCCAATGATGTTCTCCACATATCAAATTTAGCTCTCATAGATTCTTCAGGAGTTTTAAAATTTGTTTTAATACCTTCATCTCCAAACACTCCTGAACTTCCTTTATCATCTGAGAATAAATGATATGTTGTTCCTTTAGAATCTTTTACTGTGCCCTTATATTTTAATTTTAAAATATCTTCTCCTCTTTCTCCAGGCATAGTTCCTGTATAATCATATTCTTTACCTACTACTAAAGAAGAAGGATCTACTTCATCTAAAGAATCTTTTTTAAGTTTGATATCTGTGTCTTTTAGTTTCATTTCACCAAAAGCGTGTTTTTTAAAAGGTACAGCTTCTTGTACGTCTTCTACCTCATTTATTGATTGAGGTTTAAAAGCTTGTACCATTTTTCTAAATAAATCGTTTGAAAAGTCTATATTATCCATATTTACATTTTAGTATAAATATGTTCAAATATAGCTTTCACACGTTCTTCTGTAGATCCACTTACTACTAATAAATTTTTAGGTGGATATGCTTCTAAAAGATTTTGAATTTGGTAATCAATTTGATCTCTGTATTTACTATTAGTTTCACGAACTCCGTTATCCTCTATTTCTACCCCATCAGATTTCACATATACTACTAAATCATATTCATCTTTAAGATTCATAGCAGCATGTTCAAAATCATACTTTTGACTATTAGGAATACTTTTAGATAAAGCTGTAAAACTACAAACATCCCACACAGTTCTGTCTGTAATAATATTATCAAATATCAATTCAGTACTTCTTTCTGCTAAAAATATAAATTGACCTTTTAAAGTACTATCAGTATTAAGAGGAATGCCTAAACTCATTAAGTATTTACTTCGTTCAGTAGCAGTTTCATAATTCTTAAAAAAATCATGTGCTCTTAAAGCATTTACCAATGTAGTTTTACCTACACTCATTGTACCTGTTAAACCTATTTTCATATTATTACATTGATTGTTCGTAACGTGGATCTTTTGATGGTGGAATGCCATTAAAGTCTCTTTTAGCTTCTTCCCACTGTTCTTTAGTTTTTCGTTCTCCAAAAATATAATATTCTGGTTTTTGTTTTTGATCTTTTGAATGAATCAATGCAGGACCATCCCAATTATGTAGTACTCTACGTTCGTCATTGTTGAAATAATAAATAATTTTACCATCAACGGTTTTCATTTTAATTGTTTGCATAACTTATTGTATATAGTTTAAATAAAAAGTGTTAAATCTCCATCATACCATACATCTTCTAGATGGTATTTGTCGTTAAGTAAAGACTCAGCAACATAAATTCCATGAGCACCACTTACTGTAATTCCTCTTGCTGATAATGCATCTCCTACAAAATAAACATTTGGATATTTAGTAAGACTCAAATTTTTATATTTAACAAGTGGTTCAGGTGAAAGATATTTTACTTCAGGTACATAAACTCCCCAATCATCACCAAAATCAAATACTTTATTCATATCATCAATGAAGTTTTTAATGTAAGTCCAATATTCACCCATAGCTTCTTCAATTTGAGATGTTTCTGCAACAGGATGACTACTAACCATTTCACCTTCTGATGTAATACCTGCTACTCTTGATGGACTGTAATACAATCCTGTTCCGTCTTTTTGTAATTTAGACACAACATTACGACTCCATTCAAATGGATTTTCAATGCCTTTGATTTCCATAATGATGCCAAAGTTAGTCATATTATTTCTGTATTCTTCACCTTTTTTAGCGTGTCCATTATAAGTAACATCACCATATGTTTCTTCTACAGCAACATAAGCAGCATTATTGTTAGTACAGAATGAACGTAAACTAACATCATCGAACTTTTGATATAACTTAAAATCATAACTTATATCAATTAATTTTTGAAAATAATGTTGTGGTGCTTCAAATCGAACTCCAATTTGAACTGATTTAGGTTCATCTGGTAGTTGATATTGATTAGCTAATTGTTGAGCAAAATCAATGCCTGATTTGCCTACTGCAAATATAAGTTCTTCATAATCTATTTCTAAATTCAACTCACTGTTTAAAACATCACAAACTATAAGTTCTTGAGTAAAATCAATATTAGTTACTTTAGTTTCCCAATGAAAGTTTACATCTTTATCAACTAAATATTGATACCAATTTTTAGCAATTTCATGAAGGTAATTACTACCAATATGCCATACAGGAAACATTCTTAAACCAAAATAAGGTTTAATGAACTCTGGTTCTTCTTCTGGATTAGACATAAATATTTCTTCAGGTTTTGGGTGGAATCTTCTAAAATTACTAATCACTTGATCCATCAAGTTCATTGCTTTTTCTTCACCACAGTATTTTGATAATTGACCACCAATTGCTGTGTGGTAAGTTAATTTACCATCACTCCATCCTCCCGCTCCTAACATTCCTTCCATTACTTCTTCAGGAAGTCTGTTGTGGGGATCTTTACCCATATCAATAATAGTAATATCTTTTCCAGGATAACCATTATCTACCAATTTAGTTGCTGCATTGATGCCTGCAACACCTGCTCCTACAATAACTATTTTCATGCTCATAACCAAAATATTATAATAAATTATTCATATTAAACCAAATAAATTTTTAATTTAAGTTTACCAC